GATTATACATATCTAGGAAAGTTGAAAATAGACTGGCCTGATTCTAGTGACACTGCTGCTGTCACTAATCTACCCATTCTTATTCGTACTTCTAATATGCCAGAATGGTTGAAATCGCATTTAAAATATAATACTGATAATGGCGGTGGTGATGTTCGATGTGTACTGCCTGGAACTACCACACTCCTCGGGCTTCATATTCAAAAGTGGGATACGACCGGTTCATTATTGGATGCAGTCGCATGGACTGTAATGCCTAATGATATAAATAAGAACGGTTCTGGAGCTACGAGATACGTTGAAATTTGGGGAAATAATCCAGGCGATTCTCAACCGGCTGCTGATGCTGCTGGAGGAGTGGAGGCGGTTTATACTGCTTTTACTGCTGTCTGGATGGGTGACCAGGATTCAGGAGACGAACCGGATGTAACTGGTGGAGGGCATACTGCTGATGCTCAGAATGGGCCTACTTCTGATTCTAATGCTGAAGTTTATAAAAGAAGGGAATTTACTTCAGTAGATGCAGAACGGTTTCAAATTCTTGGAGGCGAAGGCTTTTGGGATTTAGCAGGAGGCGACGAGCTTTATATTTCTTCATGGTCAGAAGCTAAAGGGTTCGGGGCACATAATCCAATATTCGGTAAGACAGATGGGGGACAGAATGAACGAGGATGGCTGCTAAGATTTGTTACTACTAATGGCGGGTGTTTAAATTTTGTTTATGAAGCGACGAGCGGTACTCAAAGAAATGTTGACGGTTCTACTACATTAAATGCTGAACAAAGATATCATACATCTTGTCGGGTACTGCTCCCTGATGGTACTAATTATGAGGATGTAAGAATCTATGTGGATGCGGTGCAAGATGGAGTGAGCACTGCATATAATAATGATATAAAACAGAATGGGGAGCGTCCTTATATTGCTTACGATGAAGATGCGTCAGACCAGGATAGACAGCTTAACGGTTTCCTTGAAATTGTTCGTGTAATCTTATACGACCGTAAGAGTGTCGCATGGGTGGAAGCAGAGTTTGATTTAATCCGTAACGACTCTTCATATATTTCTTATGAATCCCAAGACATTTCTTTGAATGGGATAGTAAGTAGTGAATCTTTTGGTTCTCCTGTTTTGCATATGCAGATTGACAGTCCGACAGGAATTACATCTGCTGAATATGTTACTCCTCCAAATTCCATCGATATGGTATTTCTTCCTAATGGAATTATCAGTCAAGAAGCTTTTGGTTCTCCTGATGTAGGTCATCAATATATAGAACCGAACGGGATAGTTTCTTCTGAAGTTGTAAGTGAACCTTCTGTAATTCCTGAACAGTTTATTTCTGGAACAGGTATAGCATCATCTGAATCTTTTGGTTCAGCGGTTTTGAATCTGCAAATTTCTATTATTGGAGTAACTACTGAAGAAGCTATCGGGGTGCCTGATGTAATATATCCGCAATGGATAACGGCTATTGGAATTACTAGCGAGGAAGTGGTTCCAGGTCCTGACGAACTAGCCACTGAAGTAAGACCTTTAGGAATAGTATCAAAAGAATCCTTCGGTCTATTCATAGAAATTAAAGTAGGTACCGCTTATATCACACCGACAGGAATAGTTTCAGTAGAAGCATTTGGAGAACCGAGTGTTTCTACCGGAAATATATTCATTACAAGTCCGTGGAGTATTACAAGTGAAGAGGCTTTAGGTTCCCCAGAGCTAGACCTTTCTATTGAAATTCAAGGCATCCCGACATCTGAAGTTTTCGGTTCTATTAATCTAACGACAGGGAATACCAATGTATCACCTGACAGTGCAGACAGCGCTGAGGCTTTTGGGGAGCCTACTGTTATTCCTTCAAGGTTTATACAGGCATCAGGCATACGAAGCGCTGAGGACGTTTCTCAGCCTTCTATAGTACCTGCTGGAGTAGGTATAACCATACAGGGTATATCTACTGGAGAGGGTATAGGGGAACCCGCCTTTGTTACTGGCAACACTGTAATAGTTCCAAATAGTATAGGTTCGTCTGAAGGATTTGGTCTTTTAAGTATTGTCCCTCAAGTTGTTTCTGTTCATCCCACCGGAATCGGGTCTGCTGAGTCCCTAGGCGACCCGGAATTGACGACAGGGGTTGTCGCCGTATCACCGAATAGTGTTGTATCTGCCGAAACCTTCGGTGTCGCTTCCATTGCTGCCGGAAGCGTTTCGATGACCCCTTCGTCAATTAATTCTTTAGAAAACTTCGGCTCGTTTTCGGTATCTCCTGGTGGAGTTTTTACTACTCCTCAAGGTATATCGAGTCTGGAAGGGTTAGGAAATCCTGGAATTAATTTAGGATTAGACGTTACTTCTGTTTCAAGTGCCGAGGCTTTCGGTGAGCCTAGCCTTACGACAGGAGGGGTACTCCTCTCTCCCCAGAGCATTGATTCTTCGGAAGCGCTCGGATTGCTTACTCTACGTCACGTTTTAATTATTACGGGAGCCGGTGGAATATCAGGTGCTGAATCTATCGGTAATCCATATGTATATGTGAGGGAATTGAGTAATTTCCAACAGCAGATGGAAGACGATCTGGAAGAAGTTTTCTTCGGCAATGAACCAGAATTTTCTGAAAAGTATGCAGCGCTCTATACATACCGGAATGGAGAGACCTTTGAACTGAGGGTTATATTTGATAATAACTATATAGCGATTGACCCAGATACCGGAGCGTCTATCCAGATGAGTAATCCTATGATTATGTGTCAAACTTCTAAATTCCGACGTAGACCAGAGCATGGAGATAAGATTCAGATTCGTGGTGTGAACTATGAAGTAATTGAAGCGAAGCCAGACGGTACAGGAGTATCAGAAATTATTCTTCAAAATGAGAAAACTGTATGACGATAACTGTTCCTAAATATGTAGAGAAACAAGATAGTCAGCCTCATCCTAGAAAAATTATCCGAGCGTGGATAAAGGCTTTGATGGAAGTTAATGTGGACATCACGAAGTGGTTCTGTTCTAGACCTAATCCAGTATTTCTAGAAGAGATGCCTTGCGGAATGATTTATTTTGTTGACGAACCTGCAGACCATCAAGGTGTCGTGCCTCGTAATTATTTAAAACAATTATCCATAGTTATCGAAGTGATGCGGGAATTGGATAGTGAAAGACCTAATGCTCTTGACGACTGGCTTGATAGTAGAGCTTATGAAATTGAATTCGCTATGCTGTCAGACAGATTTCTAGGTGAACTTAAAGGGTGCGTTGAAGATGTTGTTCTTGTTCGTACTCAGCCAGTAGCTATCGAATGGGAAGGGCATAATGACGCAGGGTCTGTAAGATTATTTTTTAACATTAATTATCGTTCAGGTTATTTTACAAACGGGGAACTTGAAGAATGGCTTCGTTTCAATTTAAAAATGGAAACGCCTGAAGGAGCTGAAACAGAAGACGATGTAACAATAAGAACAGAATAGGAGGCATAATGTCAAATTCAGATTCATCTTTGAACACAAAAAAAGTTTTTAAACTCGGTGATTACATTAACGTGAAACCGAATCCGAACGAAATCCTGAGGGACGAAAATGGTGTTATTATACCACCCGAAGGGAGGGATGTGCCTTTCAGCACATTTTGGAGCAGAAGGATAAAGAGGAAGGAGCTTCAGGTATCTGCAGTTACTCCTCCGAAAACAGATGGCTCTATCAAGAGTGGAAAATAAACATAAACACATCTAAAGGAGGATAACATGACAATTCAAAGTGATTTAAGAGTACCGATTTTCGCTATGGAGTTCGACCCTTCACTGGCGACCGACGGACCTTCCATCCTTCGGTACAATGCTTTACTGATAGGACAGCGCCTGAGTACCGGCATTCGCCCTCAGTTAAAGGTTGACCGAGTAACCAGTCCTGAGCAGGGCGAGCTCTTTTATGGTCTTGGTTCTCAGCTTGCTCTTATGATAAGAGCATGGTTTGAAAACAATCGTGGGACCGAGCTTTATTGATGCTCACTTGATGACGCTGGAGCTGGAGTTGCTGCTTCTGGAAGTTATGTCATCGGTGGGACAGCGACAGAAGATGGAAGTATTGCATTTTATATCGGCGGAAAAAGAGTAGCTGTCGCAGTAACCTCTGGACAAACCGGTACCAATGTCGGGGACGCCCTTGTCGCTGCCATGACAGATTCTCTCCCAGTGTCCGGTTCCAATTCTGTTGGGACAGTCACCATGACTGCAAAGAATAAGGGTGAGGCAGGTAATGATATCCCACTTCTTGCGAATATCAATTCCGGAGAAGAACTTCCTGACGGCATAACCCTTTCTATCAGTGCAATGGCGAGTGGTGCGAACAATCCGTCTCTTCAGGATGTCATTGATGTAATTGGTGACCAGTGGTACAATATTTTCTGCGCTGCTTATGTGGATACCACGAATCTGACAGCGATTGAAAATGAACTTGCTTCCAGGTTTGGTCCTCTGCGGATGATTGATGGCCTGTACTGCACCACTAAAAGAGGGAACCTTTCACAGCTCGCTACTTTCGGCAATAGCCGGAATTCCCCTCATGTATCTTGCCCGATGTCTTATGCAATACCGACAAGCGGTTTCCAGATGGCTGCTGCCTATGCTGCGCAGATAGCGAAGGAAGGTCAGCTTGACCCTGCAAGGCCTCTGCAAACTGTGGAGCTTGTTAATATTCTTGCGCCTCCTGACGTGAACGACAGGTTCTCTCTGTTGGAAAATAATTCTCTTCTGTATGATGGTATTACGACACTGACGTTCGACAATACTGGCAGGACAAGAATTCAGAGAGCGATAACCATGTACCAGAAAAACGCTCTTGGGGCGACTGACGAAGCATACCTGGATGTGACCACAATGTTGACCCTGATGTATATGAGATATGACTGGAGAAATTATTTTTCTACGAGGTACCCGAGAGCGAAACTTGCCGATGATGGAGTACAGGTAGGTCCCGGGCAGCAGGTCATGACCCCGAAGCTCGGTAAGTCTGAAGGTATTAATATTTTCAGAGGATGGGAACGGAAGGGTATCGTGGAAAACATAGACCAGTTTAAAAACGATTTGGTGTGTGAGAGGGATATTTCTGACAGGAATCGTCTGAACTGGTATGCTTACCCCGACCTGATGAATCAGCTTGTCGTAGGAGCATCAACTCTGTTCTTCAAACTGTAACTAATTTTTAACTATAAACACGGAGGAATAAAATGCCGACTGGAAAAGATGGATTAATTGCAGGGGTAATTGAGCTCAAAGTAAATGGCGAGATTCACCTTGCGAAAGGAAATTTTACCTATAATTTAGGTAAGATAAAAGCTGAGATGATGATAGGGTCTGATGGTGTTCATGGTTTGAAGGGCACTCCTCAGGCTCCCAGAATCGAAGGGGAAATCACTGACCGTGGTGACATGAGTCTTGAGGATTTCGTGACTCT